GTTGCCTTGTGGCATAGGACCCAGATACTTGTGTACATAAAATTCTGTACCGCCAATACGATAACGTTCGCCTATTAGGCGATCCAACAGCTTGTAATCGTTGGTGCGAACCGACGCACCTTTCCATAGTGTCAATGGTGGCACTGATATTTCTCCGCGACATTAGTCCATATATTTATAGAGCATCGGCCGAGTTCTTATCTGTTGAATTCAAACAATAAAATTTTGCAATATACCAATAATTGCATTGACATAACATTATGTGATGTTAAACTGTAATTATGACAACACAATTGAACATCATAGAGACATCTAGGTTTACAAAACCTAAAGGGCCGGACTATTCGCATGTCACACCGGAACATGCGAATTATCACCGAGAATGGCTTAACTGTATGGATGACGCTAGACTGGAAGTAGACTATGGCAGTTTGAAAGACAGTTTTGTTAACTGGGCAATGATCAATCGACATGAAGACGAACTTGCACACTGGCGATCACTTGATCCATGGCAATATGCAACTATTGGCAAAATGACATGGTGTATAGATCACGGCGCTATTATGCCAGAACAGTATATGCCGTGGTTTGAGAATAAAATTACAGAGTTGCTAAGCATTGAAACTGTTATCGATGACAGTGAATTTGAACCCAAGCTATCAATGATGCAAAAGCGTATAATTGAGTACACTGATCTGTACAGTAGCATAGAAGCAATATGGTGGAAGTTCAGAGACAACAATAACGAGATTGAAACCAGAATTACCAAGCTATTAAAAATAGCCGAACCTAATCAACAAATGTTAAAACGTTTGTATGAACATTTCAAAGACAGCTTTGCTGAATCTATGAAAGATAAAGAAAATGAATTCTCTGCTGCAAAAATAGAGCCGCTCATTACAGTAGTTAACTTACTAGCCACAAGTACTGGCAATGCCAAAGCTATTCGAGACAGCAGAGGTGCAACCACAAAAAGTGTTAAGCAAGCATCCAAAGTCAAACTGAAAACTGTTGATATGGACACAGGTGTAGCAAGTTTAAGTCCTGCTATGATACCTGGGTCTAAACTTGCAGTTATATACAATACAAAAGACCGTAAAGTTATGGTATATTGTGCAAGTGCAGACAGTGTACTAGGTATCAAGAATACCAAAATTACAGATTATGATGAAGAACGCAGCTTCGCTAAAACACTGCGCAAGCCAGACAGTATTATAACACCATTGCGTAATGCAGTTACTACTCGCCGTATAGATGTGGTATTGGAAGATGTTAATGGAAAACGTCATCCGGTGAATGGACGTATGACCAAAGACATGATGTTGTTAAAGGTTTTTAAATAATAAGTCGTTATCTTGTTCACTAAATATGAATGAGGTAACAACTATGACAACTCCATTACGACAACAAATTACAAAAGAAGTTCAGCTGATGTTAGGTGGCGGCATGGTTGATATCGAACTCGACCCTGATCATTATACAGTTGCTCTTAATCTGGCATTTGACAGATACAGACAGCGATCTGGTAATGCACAAGAAGAATCGTATATGTTCCTACGTTTAGAAGAGAACATCACTGAATACTATTTGCCAGACAATGTGACAACTGTTAGACAGTTGTTTAGGCGTGGACTGGGTGGTATCACCGGAGGCACACAAATCGATCCATTCAGTTTGGCATACACAAACTTGTACCTCCTTCAAGCAGGTGCAGGGGGTGGGTACTCTGCAGGATTGTTGACATATGAATTATTCAATCAATATTTGGACCAAGCTGGACGTATGTTTGGGCGTGATATAAACTTTACATATGATACTGTTACAAAACGATTGAGTATTGTTCGCAGGCCCAGCGGCAACGAAATGATACTGATATGGTGTTACAATCTAAGACCGGACGATGTGATAATATCAGATCCGTTTGCCCGACCTTGGGTAAGAGATTATACACTTGCATGGTGTCAAAAAATGCTAGGCGAAGCATATAGTAAATATAGTACGCTGGCGGGTCCGCAAGGTGGTACTACACTAAAAGGCACTGCACTGATAGCAGAAGGCAATGAGACACTGGCACGTCTTGAAAAAGAAATAGATTTGTACATAGACAATGCTATGCCGTTGGGTGTTATTATAGGCTAACAGACGGCCACAAATCACGTATGGCAAGCTTAGCTGCATTGGTAGGCTTGTCATATCCTAATACAGTATAAACACCTTGTGCAGTAGGTACATCAGATACTCGCAACCATTGTTTATCCCATTTGTACCAAGCTTCACTTTTGGTATCAAACATGTACAAATTACACAGTTCCATGGGTTCTTGATCATAGATAAATTTATCTATGTACATTTGTGCTGCCCATGCGGCATCTGTGTTAATTTTCAATAAACTTGCATCTTGGGTAAACAGCCCAATCATATATACAGTTTGCGACCATTTTACTAACCATGCATCTCTACATAGTGCATTGTCATGTGCAGTATTTTGTCTAGGCCACGACCTGTGCATGCTTTTGTTTGCTCGCATCAGATATGTATTGGATTCTTTTAACTGATCTAAACTGATCTCAAACACATTATATGGATGGTCGCTGATACCAGTACCAGGATATGTAAGATGACCGACGCTGTGTCCTGCATTGGCTGCAAGTTCTGCTGCGATTGAATTTGCTGTATTTACAGATCCATCACTTAGCATGATGTTTTCATTTGTAAACAACAATTCTATATTACTCATTTATCATTGCCTTTACAGTTTTACGTAATTCTGTTAATGTACCATCGTTTGGTATAACTTTGTCAAACTTACTAGTTGACCACATGTATTCGCTAGTATGTACATCTGCAGGTTCTGTACCTGTTGTGATATATGCAGTTAGCCATTCTGGGTCTGTCCCTCTTGTAACTCTCCATACTTGTCCGCCAAGACGTTGAATCATTTCGACTTCGTTAGGAAAACGTGTGTCGGGAATTATAAAATTACCACTATTTGATAATTTACGCTCTAAGCTTGCTAGCCAAATGTCTTGATGAAATCCGTATCTGCATACATCTGTTCCCCAATATTGTAATACCCAGCGCGGTGTTAATGTTGGCATAGCTAGACGAGCAGCCCACCACTTGTCAACTTGTTCTCGCCATTCTCTACTTTCAGCAGTATCGCCTTCTAGTAAGTGTCGTGGCCATCCAAATATACTTGCTACCGCATCTTTAAGACTATCTGCAAAACTTACTTTTTTAAATCCTTGCTCATCTTCTAATATATCAGCAACAGTACCTTTGCCGCTGCCTATTAGTCCACATACGCCAATTATCATGACATCTCCACTTTGTGTAATAATACAATAGATAAGTGACGATATCAACTGTTTTTGTTCATTAACTGCTCAGTACAAAACGTGGTTTTTTGCTGATATCCGCTAAATAAACCAGCACACTACAAATCAAGGGATTTGACATATGGCAATTTTAGTTTCTCCTGGCGTCAGCGTTACTGTAATAGACGATAGCCAGTATGCCAGCGCCGGAACTGGCACTGTACCACTTATCGCAATAGTATCTGCGGCTAACAAATTTGTACCAGGCAGCTCTACAGCATATGCCTCGGGTACACTGGCTGCAAACGCAAACCAATTATATCTTGTTACAAGTCAACGAGATCTGTTGCAGACATTTGGTACACCTGTATTTTATTCGGCAGCGGGTACTCCACAATACGACAATCAACTCAACGAACTTGGACTGTTTACTGCATACCAATACTTGGGTATTGCCAACACAGCTTATATTTTAAGAGCAGATGTTGATCTTGGACAAATGGTTCCAAGCACTACAGAACCCACAGGTGAGCCAGCTACCAATCAATATTGGTTAGATACTGGTACTTCTACATATGGTGTGTTTCAAAGTAACGGTAATGTAAACAGTGCGTTAGCATGGTCCAGCCAGACTCCGGTGGTGTTAGACACTGCAACCAATCTTGATAGAATGGTACAAAGTGGGTTTATTAGCACAAGCGGCAGTGCAGACATTATTACAACAGCAGGCAGCTTGGTAATTAACGGTGCAGCCGTGGCGATAACTGCTACTATGAGTATATCAGATGTAGCAAGCGCAATTAACAACAGTTCAACAGTTGCATTGCTGAATATTACTGCAACAGTGTATGTACGTGAGGGCAAGCCTGTTGTAACTGCATCTGCAATTGACGACATGTATTATCTACGATTAATCTGCACAAATCCAGATACTGCTATTTCACTATCGGGCTCAACTACTAGTATACTAACAGATTTAGCATTAACCACAACACCTAATAACGTTGTAGTACCGTCCAATTCATATGGAACAGCTGGCAGCTATGCTATAGTATCTTATGCAGATGCAGCGGGTACCAATCAAAATAGTCTGTGGCAGAAAATTACACAAACAACATTGTATACTAGTGCAGATTGGTGGTTCAAAGTTGGTAGTACAAATGCAGGATATCCAGGTTGGGGTTGGACCGAAGCATCGCCTCGTGTTATAACAGGTACTGTTGCCAATCCAACATTTACTGCAGCAACTCAATGTACTATTGGTATTGGAAGTGGATCACCGGTAACCATAACACTTACTGGTACATCGCTTGATAGTTTTATCACTAACATTAATAATATACTCGATGCAAACAGCTTTAATGCATTTGCCAGCAAGTCTACTGTAGGCAGTTCTAACTATCTAGTTATTACAAACTACGGTGGATCTAACACTCAATTTAATGATATCAGTACACAATCTGGACTTACTCATCCATGGCGTAACGCAGGTATATTGCCAACACAAACCTATTACGGTAGTGTAACAGGTACTGTTGCTAATCCAACATTTGTTGCTGCACATACCAAACTGTGATCTGCGGTAGTTGCTGCACCTGGTACAGGATATGCAGTAAATGATCTACTAACATTCTACGGCAGTGGTACATATAGCCAAGCTGCACAGGTAACTGTCAGTGCGATCCAAGCAGTTGGTACAGTTACAGTATCTGCGGGTGGCTCAGGTTACCTGTTAAATGATACACTGACATTCAGTGGTGTTAACTATACAAGTAATTTGGTATTGCGTGTAAACGGTGTCAGTGGTACAGTCATAACATCTGTGGCAATTGCATCAGCTGGTCAATATACAAGTACTACACCTACTAACCCACTTGCTCCGACTAGTACAAGCGGTGCCGGTGTAAATGCCAACTTCACAATTTCATGGGGTATTGCAACTGTTTCGGTTACTACACCGGGCGATTATACAGTTAACCCAACTAATCCTGTGTCACTAAGCGGTGGATCGGGTACAAGTGGTACTGTGAATGCTACTATGACATATCTTACTAGCAATACATTTACCATTGACCCAGGTAATGGAGTGGCAACAACAATTAACGTACCGGCATTGCCTAATAATACATTGTCTGGTGTGGTAGCTGCTATCAATGCTGCATTCCCATCTGGTCCTATTGTTGCAAGTATTGCAACTGGCAACTATTTGACAATAACAAATACCAATGGAACTCAATTTACACTTGAAGATGTGAGCGGAACTCCTCTCAATGGCGCTGGTATTCAAGTAGGTTATGTATATGGCAGACAGCTGGTGTATTATGGATATTACCCATCACTTACAGTACCTAGCACACTTAGCCAAGTTGCATCTACTAACGTGTGGATTAACACCACTTATCAAGATCGTGGTGCAAACTATGTTGTTAAGAAATACAATGGTACCAATTGGGTACAGCAAAATACTACGCCGAGTCAAGGCTATGTGCCAATGTACAGCAGTGATGCAGTTGCAAACGCTGCGTTTGGCGGTAGCAAAGCAACAAACACTCTGTATGTTCGCTATAACAGCGACGGTGATTCACCTGCTGAAGCTAACCAAGTGATATTCAAATGGGACGGCTCTGCGTGGGTAGAACTGGATTATACTGCATCTACTGCTGCACCTACTGGTCCAGCAGCAAACGGTACACTATGGTATAACACAGATCTACAAGTTGATATTATGGTTGGTAACGGCCAAATTTGGCAAGGCTACAAGAACCGTTATCCTGCAACTGATCCTAATGGCCCTATTATAAGCGGTACTGAACCCACAGCACAAAGCGACGGTACAGATTTAACAGACAATGATATTTGGGTAGATAGTGCATCTACTCCGTATCCGGTAATTTATAGATATGATTCCAGCAATGGTTCATGGGTATTGGTTGACAACACCGACCATTCAAGCCCAGGTGGTATCATATTCACAGATGCACGCTGGAATAGCAACGGTTATATAGACGGTAGTCAACTTCCGAGTGCAATGGTTGTTAGCAATTATGTAGATAGCGATGCACCAAATGCAGAACTATCTCCAAGCGGTATGCTGCTGTTTAATACTCGTTATAGCACATATAACGTAAAAGAATATGCAGTAGATTACTTCCCTAACTTGTCTGCACCATATGATTCTAACACATGGGTAACTGCAAGCGGTAATCGTCCAGACGGTACTCCTTATATGGGACCAACTGCACAACGTCAAATAATTGTTGCTGCATTGCAAGCAGCATTGACTAGCAATCAAGAAATACGTGCAGAGTCAGTTAATTATAATCTCATAGCAACTCCCGGTTATATTGAATGTATCGACGAAATGATTACACTCAATACTGACCGTAAAGAAACTGCATTCGTTGTTGCTGATCCTCCAGCAGATCTTGCAGCAGACGGTACAACACTACATGCATGGGCGACCAACATCAACAATGCTAGCCAGAATGGTAACGAAGGTCTTATCAGCAGCAGTCCATATGCTGGATTGTACTATCCTTGGGCGCTTGCAACTAACTTGGACGGTGCTCAAGTACTTGTACCTGCTAGCGAAATGGCACTGCGTACAATTGCATACAACGACCAAGTTGCATATCCGTGGTTCGCACCTGCTGGCTTCAACCGTGGCTTGGTAACAGGTGTTACCAGTGTTGGTTACTTGAAATCAGATGGTACATTCCAGCCTGTTAGCTTGAATCAAGGGCAGCGTGATGTGTTGTATGTAAATCGTATCAATCCAATTGCGGCTATTCCAGGACGTGGATTGGTAATTTACGGACAAAAGACACTAAGCCCTGTTGCAAGTGCATTGGACAGAATTAACGTTGCACGTCTTGTCAACTACATGAAATATCAGTTGGATAACTTGGCTAAGCCATTCTTGTTTGAACCAAATGACCAACAGACACGTCAGAGTGTAACTAACACATTCAACAGCTTTATGGGTAACTTGGTTGGCTTGCGTGCGTTGTATGACTTTGCAGTAATTTGTGACGATTCTAACAATACACCTGCTAAAATAGATGCCAACGAATTGTGGATAGACATTGCAATCAAACCAGAAAAAGCAATCGAATTTATCTACATACCAATTAGAATTCTAAACACTGGCGATCCAATGCCAGGCGGTAACAGAAACCCAACTAGATAAAATGAAACAAAATGGCGGGATTGATTCCCGCCATTTTGCTTTTGTATACAGCATATCTGATTATTAAAGTGCATCTTGGACTAGATGACAGCATACTTAACATATGCTATCTCTAATGAAAGATATGATATGTCATCGCAAGAATACACCACATGCGGCACTTTTTGTCCATTACCATGGAATAGTATAAACATACGCAACAATGGTGACTTGCGAGTTTGCTGTAATGCAAACTCTTATAGTCCGCAAAAAGGTATTCTTCGTAAACCAGATGGCGTTGCATACAATGCCAGCAGAGACGATTTTGATGATGCACGCAATGCACCATTGTTGAAAGATGTTCGTGCTACCATGCTAAAAGGCGAGTGGCATGCAGAATGTGAACGATGCAGACAAGAAGAAACCAATGGTGTGCTTTCTCGTAGACAAATGGAAAACAACGACTGGGAGTTGAAAGCAGAACGTGCTGCTGAGATAACTGCAGACGATGGCAGCATCGATCCTGCAGATCAAGAAATTGAATATTTTGATATACGCTACGGAAACTTCTGCAACCTAAAATGCAGAATGTGTGGTCCCACTGACAGTCATCAGTGGTATGACGACTTTGTTAAGCTACATGGTACAACCTCTTACAAAGACACACACGAACGTATACAGCTTGTAAAAAATGAAAAAGGTCGTTGGACAACTGACCAATATGATTGGTTTAAAAACAGCAACATGTATTGGAACAATTTCGAGAAGCATACTAAAAATGCTAAGAAACTATACATTGTCGGAGGCGAACCATTAATTATAGATGAGCATATAGAAAGTCTAGAACGACTTGTTGCCAATGGTACTGCTGCTGGTATTCAAATAGAATACAATACCAATCTTACAAATGTAACAGACCGTATACTGGATCTGTGG